CCAAACGACGTTAGTGATTTCCACTTTGTTGCGGATGATAAAGTCCTCAACAACCTTAGGGGCAATCATAATAGCGTCATTAAGCGGTGTACCACCCATGCCATCAGAGTTGATATAGCAATGCTGACCAGCACACCAGAGCATCGACATTGCGAAATTCATTTCTTCTGTGTTCATACGAGAAGAAAGAAAGTTACGCAACACAACACGTTGACCACGGATCACATTAGTCTTACCAATGTAAGAGAACGGACAATCAGAACCAGAATCCTTGAAAGCATACAACTCAAAAGGAACACCGATCTGCTTACAGAACAATGCAAGCGAGAAAGTCTGTTTCAGAGTTTCCATCAGATTGTAATGCATTGAACCAGACCAGTCAATGAACATCACAAACCCATGGTTCTTACCCTTAGGGATAGTAGCAAGACGACGGAAGATATCATCGTTATACTTGTAAGAATGGAGTTTATTTGTATCAATAACACCAGTCTTAGCAACGCTGATACGTGCATAGAGTTCAGCAGCCTTACGCTGTTCAAACTCTTTAACCATGAAAGAGATTGACTCTTTCTCTTTCATCTTCCAAGCCATCATAGCCTTACGAGCCGTAGCATGAGTCTCAGCATCAATACCACGTGACCAGCGATTATTAAGACCTTTACCGCTAACTTCATCACGCCATTCAGTCAGGACTTTCTTATAGTCGTGAACGGCTTTGTCCCAGTTAACAGTGGGCATCGTCAGATAAACGAAAGTGGAGTTTTCATTCTTGACAATTTCCTCAGACTTACGCTGCCACGTTTCGTCTGTTTCAGAACGAGGAGCATTGACGGGACGATCAGATTCACCAGCACCATCACCAGCAGAGGCAGAACCGTTTATACCACCTTCACCACGATAACCCTGGGAGTCACCATCTTCATCAAAATCACCATCATCGTCATACTCATCCCAATTATCAGAATCGAGTTCTGCATCACCGTCATCGTCAGCAATGAGAGTCAATTCCATTTCATTCATTTCTTCAAGTTTCTTCTTACAGTAGATATAAATTTCTTCCGTAAGAGAAACAACCTCAGCCCAAGTTTCAGCGTTCTCAACCTTCTTGAGCATGACCTTTTCTTCGGGAGTAAAGGACAGATTAGAATGAATGTTACCACCCTTGAAATACATATTCAAGCGGTCGATAAAGTTCATAGCATTAACGTCACGTTTAGCCGTGCCGAAAAAGTCACGATCAACTAGTTCTTTATAGCCGATCAGATAGTTACGACGACAGCCAGGATAACGACGCTTTTGACGCTTATCGATACGAGCATCTTCAACAACATTCAAGAAGCCTTGAATGGTACGACGCAGACCATCAGTAATCTTTTCACCAGGGAAAATCTTAGCAGCAAGGTCATCCGCAGTCTGCTTGTATTCCTCAGCAGAAGGAGTATCAAGAGCGTGACCAGTCTCATGGACCAGAAGCAAATCTTCCAGATCGTTAGAGATACCCTGCCAGATGGGAAGCATAAGAACACGGTTCTTGAGGTCGAACATAGCCGTTTTGAGGCTAGGGTTCTTCTGAACCGTAATATTTTCAGTGGCTAGGAGTTTAGCCAGAAGCGATTTGTCAGACATATGATTCCTTTCACGATTTTCATAAGTATAGCAAATTCAGATAGATTTGTCAAGTCCTAATAAAATCAACGCTTTACAGGAAACTTACTTGCAATCCACGCTACGGAATAGATCAGAATGTAAACACCCGCTACCATCAGGAAGATTTCCGCAACCTCACCAGTGTGTTTCAGTTTATCAAAATCAAAATAATGCATCACTTCACCTTTTTGAATACGAAGATTGGTTCATACTTTAACATGATCTTTTTACCATTGCTATCAATCTGGCAAAAGTTCTTCATCTTACCTTCAACAACATTCTCGGTTGTTTCTTCACCAGTTAGAGCATTGACCGTGGTAATAGTCTCACCAGTCTCGGTCATTCTATTCCCACCAGGCATCTGTGCGAGAGCCATCTTTAGAGTTCCGACATATTCCATCCCCAACTCTTTTAGAATATTACACGAATCCTCCTCCAATGTCAAGAGTTTTCCATCGAACGCTGCATCCGCAATGTTCCACAATAGATACCGATCTTTCTTTAGGTATTCTACCGCAGTCTCAAGAGTAGGTCTAAGGAATCCGTCGACCCATGCACCATACTGATTAAACTTATGACATGACTGCTCAGGATCATCAGAGTAAACTTCCTTAGCAAAGTAAGGAGGTGATGTGAACACCATATCAAGTTTGCCCTTATACTTCTGAAAGCCCTTCTGAAACTGTGCTACCTCAGACCCACACTGGAAAATCTCATATGTGTGTGACTTAGGGAATAGGCTGCCCGATTCACGGACATTCTGATTGAAGAAGTCGGCGACTTCATGATATTTTGTTCTACCTGGCCCGGTATTATGATCAGTGTTAGGGTCAGTACCCACGTAATGAATAGTTCTCTTGTCATTTATAGCCATTGCTCCTAGAATACGACCAGCCCAACCACAAGAAGGATCCCAAATGATGATCTTATCTTGATCTGCAATATGGTCTGTATATTTCTCATATAGATAACGAGCGGTCAATGGTGGAAAGTTAACTGCATACTGACAGAAGGACACTCTGAAAGACTTTAGCCCTAGAGGGAACACCTTCTGTCCTAGTTTAAACAGACGAATGGTATATGCGTTAGAACGTTCTTTGCTCACGTTAGTTCTGCAACGTTCTGGAACAGTCATTGCAAAGTCATAATCTACAATGATGTTCTGCTTCTTACTAACTGTAGCACTATAACCAGTGTATTGCTTATCTTCTTTAACTGGACATAACCAGTAGTCCCAACCTTCTACTGTTTCCATAAACTCAATAAACTTTTCAGCAGACTCAACATTATGGGGTGTTGAACTTATCAAGACAGAATCGTTGTATGATACAGGATTTGAATGGTGATAGAAAGAGTCACGCTTGAAATGTCGTGAAGCGTAGGTAACGAATGTATCAAGCAAACTATCATCAACAAAGTAATCATAGATTGACTTAGGATCACCTTTAGTCGTGTATGATATCTTTGTTTTCATCATGGTAGGAAACCACTGATTGACAGCATTACCAATTATGGACGTATTGCGGATGACATCTTTCTCACCAGTTCTCTGGTCAACTGTTTCAAACTCATGAGCAGGATAAGAAACCATCTTCTGAAAGTTATCGATGATACCTTCTCTATCAAAGCCTACACGAGGAGGAATACCTTCTTCATCCCATAGACGAACAACCTCCTTACGCATGTCAATAACCCACTGACGAAATTCTGCATCAGTAGTCCATAGTAGTTCTTCAAATGTCTTATTGACCGAGGAGTTTAGTAGTTCGTTATTCCTCTCGTAAAACCAATTCAAATGCGTCATCCGGATAAGTCCTATTCCATTGTAAATTCTTTAGTGTAACAACGCCAGCAACGTCTAGCATTTTGTCTATTATATAGGTTTCTTCTGTCATTGTCAAGTGATCGATATAGGGGAAGTCAGGCTTAACACGGACGACATCCCCACTCTTGAACGTTGCAAAGTTCTTTCTTACTTCCATCTGTCTTTGATTTCTTTAACACGATCCTGCATAAACGATTCTAGTATCTCACGGACATTATCATACTTAGGGTTATTTCTAACATGATAGATATCTAAGGTATAAGCCAGCATGATAATTTGTTCATGAGAGTAGTTGTGTGTCATGTGAGGATCTGTTTTTTCGACCATTAGATGAATCCTTTTGATATGAGACCAGCAATGTAGATAACACTAATGACAGCCTGAATTGTCATCAGTGACCATTTGTTCCACATATATCCAACAATGAACCAACCGACGTTACCAACAAACTGGAACATGATGTTCATGGGATATATGTTCCACGCAGTCAAAACGGCACCGATGATAACCAGTACCGTTGAGATCCATTCTAAGATAAACTCAATTTGTTTCGAGGTTAACATTGACATCACCCATCTGCGAAAGACCAACCCAAAGATTATCAATGTTATAGGTATAATACCCATAAGGTGTATCGATGATTGTTACCATAACTATTCCTTTCTTATGATGCAATCATTATAGAACATTACCCTTCTTTTGTCAAGGTGCTAAAATTCTTAACCTTTTCAAAGCGGATCGTTCTCTGGAATCGGTCGACCATTGTATCCTTATGGGAAATGACAAAGATATTTGTTCCCTGGTCTCCCATATCCCACATGATCTTGATAAACTCATCCGTTCCGGCACCATCCATAGCACGATCAAGGATTTCATCGAACACTAGAATGTTGACATTCACACTATTCTTTAACTTAGCAATCTGTCTCCATGTAAGAAGGATTGCCAAATCGATTCTTAGTTTTTCTCCTTCAGAGAAGTTGTGGTATGAGAACTCGTCTCTGTATCTTGACTTGATGGATTCTTCGAATGATTCATTGATATTAAAGTTAACAAAGAAACCCAGTTTAGCCAAGTATTTGTTGATATGCTTGTTGATGATTGGTAGATATTGCTTAATGATCTTAGTCTTGATTCCACCATCTTTGAGTAGAGTAGTTGCGAGGTCGATGTATTGTCTGTCATCTAAAAGGGTCTCCTTCTCTTTTTGGAGGGTGGAAATTTCATGTTCCACTGTTTCAAGTTGTCGTTCTGACTCTTGGGTGGTTTTATCTGACCCAGCGAAGGATTCAATCTGCTCAACAACTTGACGCAGATTATTAGCAATATTGTTATAGGAAGACCTAGCAGACGAAAGACCCATTTTAAGTTCGTTGATCTTCGTGAGGACTTCATCGATCTTCTCAATGTCTGATAGAACTGAGTCTATCTGCTCGGAAACCTTATTTAGTCCATCCTCGATTTCTGTAATCTTTTGAGTGTTCGTCGATATCGACTCGCTCTTAAATGATTCTCCAATAGACTGCCTGCAAGTAGGGCAAGTATCATTCTCCTCAAAGAACGAATTATCTTTGCGTAAACGTTCAACATTATTCTCCATCTTAGCCCTGAAACCGATAAGTTTGGAATGTTTAGACTTTAATGGTGTGAGGTCTAAGTCTTCCTCCATTGCCTTCTCAAGCAATGCTTTGTGATTGCCAACACCAACTTCTGCGGCTTTAAGGTCGAGTTCCAGATTATCTTTCTTTGCTTCAAGTTCTTTTAACTTTTCTTCGCTGTTTGCTCTAAGAGACTTTAAGGTCTGTTCAATATATCCTTTGTTCTCTTCCTTGCTTGTCAACTGAATACGATTCTTCTCTAGTCCTTCCCTATTCAACTGTAGTCTGTTCTTGACCACATTTGACATAGCAGTAAAGATTTGAATGTCTAGCAAGTCCTCGATGACAGCACGACGATCATTGGATGATAGTTGCATGAAAGGTACAAACGATGCAGAGCCTAGAATAACAACCTGTGTGAATGACTTATAGTTCATCCGCAGAATGTTACACTCAAGGTGTTCTTGATAGTCTTTGATTGCAGCGTTCTGGTTAACTAGATGCCCTTCACAATAGATTTCAAATAGGTTAGGCTTAGCACCACGCAAAACCTTATAACGTTTGTTGTTTGTAGTAAACTCAATCTGAACCTCACAGTTCTTATTGTTGATAGAGTTAACAACGTTACCCTTATTGACCTTACGAAAAGGCTTACCGAATAACACAAAAGTTAATGCGTCGAGGAAGGTTGACTTCCCCGACCCATTGTGTCCCATGATTAAGGTATTCTTGTGTGTATCTAGTTCAATCTCTGTCCACACATTACCTGCGGACAGGAAGTTTTTCCACTTGACATAATGAAATGTAATCATCAATAATCTCTTGTTGGTTTCTTACCTTCTAACAAGTCCTTAATTTCATCGCCTGATAGAGTTTCATATTCTATCAGACCAAGTGCTAGTGTGTCAAGGTCTTTTCTCTTTGTAGTAAGAATTTCTTTTGCGGTATCATACCCATCTTCTACAAGTTTTAGGATTTCTTTATCCACGACCTTCTGTGTTTCTTCTGCAATCTTAGGAGTATGGAACATATCAGCATTAGGAGTTGAATATGACATTCTTCCTAGTTTAGCAGAGAAACCATACTCGGTGACCATAGCACGAGCAAGTTGAGTTGCCATCTGAATGTCACCGGATGCACCGGAAGATACTTTATCTTGACCAAAGATCAGTTCCTCAGCCACACGACCACCCATAGCCATTGCAAGTTGTGAAAGCATTTCATCATAGTGCATGGAGATTTTATCACGTTCTGGTAGAGACTGAACCATACCCAAAGCACGACCACGTGGAATGATTGTTGCTTTGTGAATAGGAACAGAACCAGGCATGTTAAGAGATACTAGAGCATGACCGGCTTCGTGATATGCAGTCATCTTCTTTTCTTCATCAGTCATCATTAGTGAACGACGCTCTGGTCCCATAAGGATCTTATCACGAGCATCCTCAAACTCAACCTTAGTAACAATACGCTTTGAACGTCTTGCGGCTAGTAGAGCAGCCTCATTGATAAGATTAGCAAGATCAGCACCAGAGAAGCCAGGTGTTCCCTTTGCTACAACTTTTAGATCGACATCAGGACCGATTGGAACCTTACGTGTATGAACCTTGAGGATCTTTTCACGTCCAACGAAGTCAGGATTAGGTACTTGAATCTGTCTATCGAAACGACCAGGACGAAGTAGTGCAGCATCTAGAACATCTGCACGGTTTGTTGCTGCTACAATAATGATACCTTCGTTTGTTTCAAAGCCATCCATTTCAACTAGCATAGCGTTTAGCGTCTGGTCTCTTTCATCATTACCCGAGATACCATTTGCTCTTGAACGTCCGACAGCATCAATTTCGTCAATGAAGATAATGCATGGAGCGTTCTTCTTGGCCTGTTCAAACATATCTCTAACACGAGAAGCACCAACACCCACAAACATTTCAACGAAGTCAGAACCTGAAATGCTAAAGAAAGGAACACCTGCTTCACCAGCAACAGCACGAGCAAGCAAAGTCTTACCAGTACCCGGAGGACCAACAAGTAGAACACCCTTAGGAATCTTACCACCAAGACGTTCAAACTTATGTGGGTCTTGTAGAAACTCTACAACTTCTTGAAGATCGTCCTTAGCGTGATCAACACCAGCAACATCATCAAATGTTACTTTAGTCTGACTTTCGGTGAGTAGTTTAGCCTTAGACTTGCCGATACCCAACATACCAGAACCACCAGGTCCTGCTCTACGTGAAAGCATTAGCCAAAGTCCAAAGAACAATAATACAGGAAGCAGATTGATCAATAGACCAACCCAGAATCCATTCTGTCCTTCTTCTTTAACTGTGATGTTTACTTTGTGTGCTTCTAGTCGGGGAAGTAGATTGCCTACACCAGTCACGGTTGTGGAGAACTGTCTGTTGTCCATGTAGTGACCGATTATCTCTGTACCAATGATAGTTACATCGTGAACTCTACCTGCATCAACTTGTGCAATAAAGTCAGAGTAACCAATTTCTGATACTACTCTCTGTTTAGGTCCTTCCATAATAAAGGCAATCAAGCCAATACTAACAAGGATAAACAATAGCCATGGTAAATGTTTCTTTATCATATCAAACCTCTAATCTGTTATTAGACTATTTATACAGTCTCAACCTGCAAGGCTTCATTGTATATGTCCATCATAAAGTGCTTCATTTTGCCGCTATCTAACGGCAGAGTAAGACCATCGATATACTTACGAAGGATCGTAGGTGTATCTTCTGCCTCATCTATTTCGTCCGCATCTTCGTTCTCTAGTAATACTGACGGGTCCTCAATGACCGTGATATCGATTGGACCGGCTTTATAGATACTATCGAACAATAAGTCAAAAGCATAAGGGTTAGACTTATTAACAACGACCAACTTAACGTAAGTATCTCTATACTTAGAAAAGTCAGTTCCTTGAATCTTATCAACAATCTCTGGGTTAGCAACATCATCATATCTAGCAATCCTAAACATCTTATGGGGGTTTTGAACAAACTCTAGAACGGATGTTTCCGTATCAAGCACCGAAAAACCTCTGGGATCGTTGTAATCATGCCAAGTATATTCCCCAAAAGCGCCAATATAGGATACATTACCAATAGTAGAGCGGTGATGATAGTGACCTGAATAAACCTTATCGAACTTATCGAAACTGCTACGATCCATTCCATGATCTGATATAACTCCCTGATGCATTGTAAAACCATTCAACTCAAGGTGACCCATTAGTATAGATGCCTTAGGGTTCTTGATTGCTTCAATAGCAGCCGCACGGTTAGAATCCGTGATCCATGGCATTAACTGAATATCCAGTCCGTCAATATTGATAACAGCGGGAACAGAATGAATGTTAATGTTATTATATCTCCCACGAACAACTTCCTCAAGGGCGTTGACCTCGTGAGTATCCTTATAATACATATCGTGATTACCAACGATAATATGTGTATCAATGCCTCTCTCCGCTAGTGGTTCAAAGAAGTCCTCACGGAGACGCTTTGCGGACATGAAGTTCACATACTTGCGTCGGTCATAGATGTCACCAAGGTGAATAACGTGTTTAATCTGGTGTTTGTCAAGATAGTCAAAGAACCATTGCCAACATTTCTTTTGATACAACTGAAATGCCGGGTTGTCATTTCTGACCCCGGCATGTGTATCGGTAGGCATAGCAATCAGCGCCATATTCTTTCCTTCAAATCTAATAGCAAGTTCAACAACACAGTATATATCATAAAAATGATTTCGTCAATCCTCTTTGGTAATTTCATTGTAAGTATCTAATTCTACTTGTCTTAACCAGCCGAGATTAACCATCCGCTTCATAATTTTTTCTTTACTCTGTTTATCAAGCGGGATAGGTTCCACAATCTTATCACAGAACCATTCTACACTCTGGTCAACCTCTTTGACGAAATCATCTATATCCATTACCGTTGTCCCTTCTTGAATTTAAGGGACTGAGTGTTACCCATTTCAACATCATAATCATTGATTGCTTTATCAATCACACGACGAATACCGTCTAAACGGTTTCGATAGTTACCTCGAATGTGAACACGCTCTTTATTGTCTTTCAAAGTAGCGATCAATGTCAGTACCTGAAACGGCACTTCATACTGATTCTCTTCCTTCATCTTCATCTCCTACAAAATTCTCTAAGCCTTGTTTAGATTGCTTACGCTTTTCCTTCTTGGCTTTTTCCTTTACCTCAAACTTACCTATGAAGTCATTAATATTATCATAGATTGTGGTGGAAATCAAGTGTTCTCCGTCACCATCTACCATAAGCGAGGCATCATTAGTATGTAGCACACTTTCCTGAAATTTCTTATACATGATATAACGATTCTTCTCTTCCTTAGATATACGTCTATGGAAGGCATAGTAAATGATCTGGGTGAAGTATGCGAAAGGATTACTATACTTGTCGGCATCGAAGTTATCGAAATACATGAAACAGTTTTCGATAGCATCAGATATCATTTCATCACGGAATGAATAGTTCATGAATCTAGGTTTGTGAGATAGGTTCTCTGCAATCAGATAGATACACTTACCAATATACTCTGAAACACGTGGCTTCTCAAGACCTGCGGCAGCAGCCTCTTTACACTGTTTCTTGTATACCTTAATCTCCTCCAAGAACTTTTCATTATCAACATAGTGATTCTTCTTCTTGGGTGTTTTAATAGTTTTCATTTTTTTCACTTTCTGATGCATTTTTTACTTGACAAGTATTTTAGGATAGGTTATAATGTGCTTCGCAGCCAACCAATTGAGCCTTTTTAAACTGCCTACCAAATGCAGCCTACGAGCGAAGCGAGTGTAATGCGAAGCATTACTAGTTAACTGCCTAGTTGAATCCAGGTTCAGTTAAGGTTGTGAGTTTAGCGATCTGCTTTTCAAGGATAGGACCCCTGTTAGGCCACTTGATGATAGGCTGATCGGAGTTCTTTGCTAGGTTCTGTAGCAAAGGCATATAGATTTTCCTGATAGCCTCTAGACGTTTCTTTAGATCGGTAATCTCGTCGGATACCGGTGTTAATGCTTCTGCAACAATATCATCTTCATTACCGAATGTGAAACCGAAATCATCGGTTAATTCAGCATCATCAAAAGATAAGTATTCATTTGTGTTTGTGTTGGTGCTTTTGATTGTAGCCATTAGTGAAAAGTCCTCTTTACATCTAGTCTATTTAGTTCGTCCATAATCTCGTCTAATGCTTCCATTTCTTCATCTGTAGCAGATTCCCCTAGTGACAAACTATCACTTACTCTTTTCTCAATCTGTTCTACCGATGACCAATAGTATTCATTCATACCGTCCGAGACCATAGATAACATTATAACATCTTCCTTAGAGATTGTAAACTCTTGATTGCTACAAATTTTGGGAAACACCCAAGTCATAAATGCTATCTGTAACAATCCTTTATCGTCGGAAGGCATATAAACGACTTTAAGAGGATTAAGAAGAAGGTAATGTTCCTCTCCATCCTCTTCTAACTCTACCATATCACTAATAATATCATCACCATTCTTCAATCTTAGGAAGATTGCATTAGGTAGTTCATCGGTCATATATCACCTATTTCATAGAGATTTTGTAGATTTTGAAGTTGAACTTTTCTTCGTTGTAGGTTTTGAGTCTTTCGAAGAAGTGTTTGAGGGTAAAGTTTTCACGACCTTTCCACTTAAAGTCGTCGGCAATGTCAAAGAGGGTGGCGGATTTCTTTGTGTCACTAACCCGAAGGCCTCTACCGATTGATTGTAGGTTACGAATCTTGGACTTGGAAGGAGATGCAAAGATGACATTATCCAAGGCCACGATGTTAGTACCAGTGCTGAGAACACCAACGGACCCAACAATAATAGCATTGGTTTCACTCTCGACAACCTTACGGATTTGTTCTCTATCTTCAACGTCTGTTCCTCCATGTATGTAAAATACTTTACGTCCATCTTTTACACGCTTATTTAGCATGTCATATAGAACGTCTCCATGAGACTCAACAAAATTGAATAGTAGGAGAGTATTACCTTCCAGTGACAAAGCCAGATTAACAACAAACTTGTTACGCTCAGGATTAGAAATGATATACTTGATCTCATCCTGATATGATGCAGATTTCATATACTGACATTCTTCCTCACTATATTTAAGTAGAAGGCACTTGATGGTCAATTCTGCAAGTTGCTTCTTATCCATAAGTTCTTTAGAACTGGTTGCCTTATAGATTTGTCCAAACAATCCTATAAGTTGCCATTCATGTGCTTTAGCACCAGTTAAGGTACCAGTTACACCTAGACGATATTCTGCCTTGGTACACTTAGTAACAATATCAGTTAATGCTTTTGCCTGTGCTTGATGAACCTCGTCACATACAACATAATCAAACTGCTGGAAGTATTCTTTAGGTAGTCTTTGCAATGATTGCCAGGTAGAGATAACAATAGGCTTATCTGATTCCTTATCTCTACCAGAATATACACGATGACAATACTTCTCCATATTCTTACCATTCTTGGTAGAATAATCTTCAAAGTCTGAATACAACTGTTCTACAAGGGCCGACCTAGGAACGATGATAAGACCTCTCTTCCCTTTGGTAAGCAAATACATAGAGACCAAGTAAAGAAGCAAAGACTTGCCTGAACCAGTAGGAGACAACACAATACGACGCTTAGAACGTATTGCATGGACGAAAGAGTTAACCTGATAATCTCTAGGCATATGCTTGGGTTTGAGTTTTTCAATGAACTCATTTGCTTCCTCAACTGAGAAAGATGTGTCCAAATCTTCATCATCATACTCATAAGTATAACCTCTTTCAGTTGCCCACTTCATTACCTGAGGGGCAAGACCACGATATATCTGTCTGGATAAAGGATTGAATAGTCTTAGATATCCGTCCCAAAGTTTCTGCTTGTAAGAAGGCACAAACTGAAACCCTGGAGGACGGAATGAGAACGCATCCCTAAGTTCCCATGCAACGCTTTCGTCACATTGAATCTTGATAAAGGATTCATCCGCATTTGTTATAATCATATGTGACATTATCTACCCATAGTCAACTGCTGGTACTTTACATAGTTGCCTAGATCCCAGGTTCTGTTGTGCAGAGACTTTAGGACATTCTCACAATAAGATACAATCTCCTCATGAGCAACACGTTTCAGTAATAGTTTATTTAGTTCGGTGTCTGTATCAAGTTTTCTAGCAACCTGAGGGTTAGTAAGAACATGTTGCATAGGTTCCCAGCCACGTTCATCTAGTTCTTCTTTTGATAGATGTCCTTGATAATAGTCCTCACGCAGGCCTTTCATAATCTTATAGTCTGCTTCCATCTTACGCAACATATGACGATGATGGGACATGATATTAAGATACTTACCATGAAGATGGGAAATCTTTAACAGTTCTTTTTCCATTGACGTTGAATCAATGATACCGTCAGTCGACCATTCCTTCATTAGCATATCAATATTGACCGGGGGCTTAATCATAACAACTCCATTCCTAAGAAACAACGATTATAACATATTATAAAGGAAATGTCAAAGTCTTTCTATCTCAAAGTAATCGTAACGGAATGTGAAATCAGCAGTTG